CCGGCGGGTTCCTCCACGCGGCGGCCTTCGGTTCGCAGACCGGCACCGTGCAGGGCATCTCCAAGGCGGCGTTCCCGACCTCGTACCAGAACCAGTTCACGGACGCGGGCGGCACCCTGACCATCAATGAGATGCAGCAGCTTCTCGTGCAGACCAAGGTGTTCGGCCCCGAGGGCGACGTGGACATCGTGCTCGCCAGCCCGCTTGCGTATAGTGCTTATAGGTCGCTCTTGGAGGACAACGAACGCTATACCTCCATCAAGGAGATGCAGGACATGAGCGGCCGTCTGGCCCTCGTGTTCGGTGGCGCGGCCGTCTACATCGAGCCCAGCCTCATCGGCGTCACGGCGTCCGACACCAAGGCCCTCTCCATGTACTTCCTGAACAGCCGCCTGTTCAGCCTCTACACCGACCCGGACGCCTTCTTCGAGGTCGAGCCGATGCAGGCCATTCCGGGGTACGCCTCGATGGCCGCCAACATCCTCGTCCGCGCACAGGTCACGGCCTCCAACCTGTCCGGCCACGGCATCCTCACCGACGGCAACGCGGTCTGACCCTTCCACAACTTGTAGAGGTGCTTCATGGCAACTTCCACTCTCATTCAGAAGTTGGACGTTCAGGCGGACGGCTTCGGCCCGACGACCTCCAACCGTCGTCAGGTCGAGACGTTCCTCTCGGGCGGCGTCATCGGCGTCGGTGACTGGGTTCAGTTCAACACCGGGGCCTCCGACGCCAACCGCGTCCTGTCCGTCATCGAGGCGGTCGCCACCTTCACCCTCGGCAACCCGCTCGTCGTGGGCGTCGCCCTCGACGCCGCCACCGCTTCCGGTCAGACCATTCGCGTGGTCGTGTCCGGCTACTGCGAGGGCGCGAACGTGGACAACGCCGTGACCGCCGCCGGGACCGCCCTCGTGGTGGACGGAACGGGTGCGGGCATCGCCAACGCCCTCGCGGCGGCCGACACCTCCGGTGCTTGCGGCGTGAGCCTCGAAGCGGCGGCGGCCGGCAAGTGCGACGTGTGGGTGTACAAGAACTTCTGACGCCCCCGCCACCCTCCCCGGTCCAATCCCAAGCGGGCCGGGGAGGGGTTCTCTCCCACCTTCCTTCCGGTGAGCGTCAATGGACCTGCAAGCCCTCCGAGACTACTGCACCAACGTCTTGGATTACGACGCCACCGCCAACCCCACCTACAAGGGGCAGTTGGACCGGCTCCTGACCGACGCCTACGAGCGCGTGTGGTCCGAGAAGCCGTGGCTGTTCGCGCAGAAGGACGTGTTGCAGTTGGCCCGTGCCGACGCCACCGTGAACGTCTCCGCGACCGCCGGTTCCTTCACCCTGACCCACACGGGCGGCCTCATCCCCGGCCAGATGGACGGGCAGATCATCGAGATTGAGGGCGTCGAGTACACGATTGCCTACGTCCGCAACGCGACCCTCGCCTACCTGACGGAGCCCTACGCGGGGGCCACGGGCGACGGTGCCGGGTCAACGGTCATCTACCGGTACATGGACCTCCCTGCCGACACGCAGATGGTGATGAACGTCGCGCACCGGACGAACTCCATCACGCCGGAGGACCCCGGCATGATGGTCGCCCTGACCCGGTACGAGGACGAGTACTACAACCTCGCCCTCGGGGAGCGGGGCGTCCCCCGCTACTGGGTTCCGCAGGACCCGGTGACCATCCCCGCCCCGCTGACCGCCGTGGGCGTGGCGACCGTCGTGGCCGCCCCCGGACGCGGGGTGCGGACCATTGAGATTGCCATGGCGAACGAGTGGGCGGGCCGGTCGTCCGGCTTGTCACAAGCCACCACGGTCACCCTGACGGACACGCAGGAGGTCACCCTGACCCCCGGCGTCATCCCGAACCAGACGGGCCTGTACCGGGTCTACTACCTTCGTTCCCCGGACCTCGGCCTCCATGCGTGGCGGCGGGTCACGGACACGGCGGGCGTGACGGCGGTGGCCCCGAACGGGGGCGTCACCCTGACCCCCGACACCTCGACCACCTTCCTGACCTCGCAGGCGTACTCGCTGTTCTACCCCCGCTACCAAGGGGACGGCGGGATGCGGGAGCGTTACCGCCTCTACCCCCGGCAGGCCGAGGACCAGAAGTACACGGTGCGCTACCTGTCCCGGCCCCGGCCCTTGGTCGAGGCGACCGACACCCCGGACATTCCGGCGGCCCACCGGGTCATCATCGCCTACCGGGCACTCGTCCAACTTCTGATGAAGTCAGACAACCCGTCGGAGTCCGCCCTGTACGAGAAGCGGTCGGACGGCGAACTCTTGAAGATGGAGCGCCGGTACTTGATTGACGCTGCCCGTCGCATCGTGAAGGGTGACTTCGCCGTGGCCGGGACGCAACGCTTCAACCGCTTCGGACCCTTGCGGCAGGTGCCCTAAGATGAAGGGAACGACCGTCGAAGCCCGTACCCTCGGTGGGTTGCAGACGACCCTTCCGCAAGAGGGGCCGAACGCCACCGAGATTGTCAACTTCGGGGTGGACCCGGACACCGACGGATGGTCCACCCGCGTCGGGTACGAGCGGTACAGGCCCAACGTCGCCATCGGGTTCCAGCCGTTCCAGAACACGGGCCGCGTGGACTCCCTGTTCGTGTTCCAAGGCGGGGGTCAGGGTTCCCGGCAGACCATCCTCATGGAGTCGCGGGGGGTCCTGTACCTCGTCCACGAGCCCGTGGCCCCCGCCTTCCAACTACTGCCCATCCGTTCGGGCCGGTCCATCCCCACCCCGAGCCAACCGGCGTCCACCTACTGCGAGGTGGCCGGTGGGGTCGTCGTCTGCAACGGGGACGACGCACCCCTGTTCATTCGCCCGTGGCCCATCAGCACCGGCACCGATGCTACGACGACGGTGGCGACGCAGATTGCCCGTGACCTCGGGTTCGCGGCCCTCCCCCGCGCCCCGGAACCCCTTAGCGTCGTCACGATGTCGGCGTCCTTCGGGTCGGTCATCACGCAGACCCCCAACAACGTGACCCTGTGGTGGCCGACCAAGCCGAGTGCCATCGGACAGTACGGTGACTGGGGCCTTGGGTTCGCCAAGAACACCTCGTCCTCCCCCGGCAAGGGCAACACCTACGCCTACCAAGTGTCGTTCATCAGCGACACCGGGAGCGAGTCGGCCCTGTCCCTGCCCGGTGATACCTCGTGGGAACTCGAAGCGAACGTCGAGGGGTTCCACTACGGGGTGCCCGTCCGCATCCCCCGTGGCCCCGCCGGGACCGTCGGCCGCCGCATCTACCGGTCCAAGAACTACCACGAGGACGGGACCGTTGCCCCCGGCGACGACACCACCTACTTCTTGGACGACGTGCGGAACAACGTCGAGGAGTTGTTCTTCGACCCCTACGCCTCCGTGGCACTCGGGGCGCAGGCCCCGTCCATCGCCACCGCGTCGGCGTTCCCCGCCCCCCGCGCCCGGTTCTGCGCCGTCTACCAAGACTGCGTGTTCCTTGACGGGGGCATCGTTGACCAGAACACCCTGTACTTCTCGAACCCGAACAAGCCGGACCAGTACGGGGCGGCGGACTTCATTCGCCTGTCGGGTGACGCCGGGGGCATCACGGGGTTGTTCGGCCACTACACGGTGCTCGTCGTCCTGCGGGAGAATGGCATCTCGGTCGTGCAGGGCAACTTCACGGAAGGGTTCCGGGCCACCACCGTCACCAACCAAGTCGCCTGCCGAAGCCCGCAGGCCATCGACGCGGTGCCCGGCCTTGGCATCGTGTTCCTCGCCCAAGACGGCATCTACTCCCTGTCCGGCGGCCTCGTCGGCGGGTCCGAGTTGACCGTCACCAAGTTGAGTGAGGACATCGAGGCGGTCATGCGCCGGGTGACCCCGGACTGCACGGCCCGCGCCGTGGCCCGGTACTCGCCCACCGAGCGGGCGTGGCATTGTTACTTCGCCGCCGACGGCAACGACCGGCCCAACCTCGGGGTCGTCTACCACTTGGACAAGGAGGGGTGGACGGTGCGCGAGGGGTTCCCCGTGGGGGCCTTGGACCGCCTGTTCGGCGGTGAACTCGTGTTCGGCCACCACACCGGCAACGAGGCGGTCAGTCAGCAGAACCCCAACCCCCCGTGCGGCCTGTTCGTCCTGACGCAACGCCGGGCCATGGGCGGGTCCCTCGTCGGGGACGCCTTCGTGTACGGGCCGCCCCCGGAGTCCCGGTACAAGTCCGCGTGGCTGGACTTCGGGGACGCGCAGGTGCAGAAGCAGGTCCACTACGTCACCCTGTGGGTCGGCACCACGGGGTCCTTCGGGTTGGAGGTCGAGGCGTACAAGGACTACAACTTCGACCCGGTGGGGCCGTCGCAGTCCTACAAGATGCAACCCCCGGACGCGGACTTGAAGCCGGTCTACGGGCCGTCCACCTTCCCCGTCACCAAGGAGACGGCCGTGTGGAACACGAGCCGGTGGCAGGGCATCCGGGTCGTCCCCGTGCGGGTCAGCGTGGCGGTCCAGTCCTGCGCTTGGTTCGCCTTCGCGTTCAAGACCACCGACGACGT